TGTTCTGCTTTACCTTTTGGAAGGTTACCAACGTCAATATAGAAAATACGGCGTTCTGGTGCTCTTGAGATTCTGTAGATAACAACAGCATCTTCAATCATACGAAGTTGATTGAGAGGCTTTATTGCTTTGTGTATATAAGAAATTACAAAAGTATTTTTTGCATCCATTAAACCCGAGTTCACATTAACAATAGAGTCTGTTGCAATTCGTAGACCTTGATTAACTTGAGCGGAATATGTTTGTGTTGTTGTACCTCTATCATTGTAGATAAAGTATTCAGCAATAGATTTAATTATGTTTGCGCCGGTTTTAGGATCTCGATCTTTTTTAATTTCTCGAACCTTACGAATTTTTCTTGGATCGATATATCGCAGTTCTTTAATACCTTCTTTAGGATTAGATTCGTCAACTACGACATGAAAATAAATTCTACCATCAATGTACCAACGTTTAAACAAATCGTCAGATAAGTTGCCAAAGTTTAACATACGAAGAACCGTTTCAAATTCTTCCAGTATTTTTTTCTTGATGGATTCTGGTTGTTTTAATTTATCTAAAACAATATCGACAGTTCGACCAGATTCGTCATGTGTGATAGCTTCATTGACAATATCATCAATAGCTTGTTCCAATTCTGGATGATTAGCCATTTCACGATATCTTGTGATTAATTCTAGTTCATTTCTTACTGAACCTTCCAGGTCCATGTAAGTCCCATAATGTGCGTTTTGGGTAACGGTGACTGCACCATCATCGATTGCTTCTGTTGGAAGCGTGAAAGATGGTTGTTCAGCAGGTTGTTGCTGAACAATATCTTTTTGTCCTATCGTAAAACCAAAAAGTTTTATTGCCATATATTATTTCATCCTAAAGAAATAATAGGGGGAAAATTCCCCCTATTAATTAAACCACGTTATCGGCGACCGATTCCCACCACTGATATGTTAGAGTTACTGAAAACTCTTCAATGGTGTCGTTTGATCCCCAATCTACATCAATTGGTGTAACATCTGTTGGGAATAAACCAACAAATTTGTAACGCTTAAGTGTGTTACCTTGTTTACCATATTGTGTAACTTCTCCATCGACAGTATAACCCAAAGGTGTTAGAGCTGCAGGATTTCGAACATTCAAATTGTGTGAGTTGATTCCGTTCATCCATCTTTCGAAGGCGTTACGAACGGAAAAATCTTCATCATTGATGACTGTGATTGTCCAGTCAGCGAATGTTCTGTTACCAGCAAACTTCAATTCTCGACCGAAGTATTGTACAGGTACAACACCAATGGTTGCTCCGGGTAATTGAGCCGTCTTACACATAAATGTGAGTTTTTGTTGTGCGTTTCCAGGTGCTGAGAACCCAGGAAACGGCATAGAAACTTCAAACAGATTGGGACGGGCACCGTCTCCAGTCATGTTCGTTCTAAATTCGTTAACGTTAAATGCCATTTTTTTCTCCTGTTTCTCTATTTATTAGAACTTTCCAACGACTTCATTGAAGGATACGCCAGTGCGAACCGCAACGAAATTTAGTTGGATAAAGTTGATTGAACGAGCAGGTTTAATGTAAATGTCACCAACAAATTCATTCTTGTCAATTACTTGACCAGTATTGTTAGATTCATCACACACAACACGGAAATCTGTAATACCACGGCGACCTTGAACATCTCTCAAGAAAGGTTCAACAAGGTTCACAAATTGTGCTCTTGTGAATTGGTCGTTAAATTCGAACATAGAATAACGTGCAGCTCTTGCGATTGCTTTTTCAAGAACAATGAACAGACGGCGAACGTTGATTCTGTCAAATGATGATGGTTTTGACAACATAGTTTTGTCACCGAACAGAACCGTGCCTTCGCCTGCAAATGAAAGTACTGGGTTGACACCTTTGTTGTAGAGATCATCTCGACTAGCTTTATTTGGTTGCCATGCAAGTTTGATAACATTCTTAATGACACCACGATTCAATCCACCTGGTGAATACCAAGGATCACGTTCTTGGTCGGTCCGAGCACAAAGGCCGGCCGTATCACCGTTACATGGGATCCAACGATAAACATCGTTGTATTTGTCATACTGGTATTTCCAGTTTGAGTCCATTACAGCATAAGATGTTGATGTCAATAGATCACGGTAAGTAATGATATCGGTGGTCTCAGAACCCGCATTGTCCACAACGTCTGCTTTTTCTGGAGACAAGAACACCAAACAGTCTTTTCTTGTGGATGCCAGAGTAGTCAAGTGTTCAGCAACAGTTTGATCGGCTGGTCCAGAAACAATCAATGAGATGTCAATTGCTTCAGCAGAAGCAAAATTGTCATAAGAAGTTACTACGTTTGCTGTAGTGATTGTTCCGTCAGCACCACCAGTCATAGTAACTGTAGTATTAGATGCCATAAGAACAAAACTGGTATTGGAAGCGGCAGTACCCCAGTTGGTCCCTATTGTAGGATGTGACATCCATCTAATATACTTTGAGGTATTGTTGATAACGTTTTTGTAGTAGTTTGAATTACCTGAATCGTCTTTTGCATCAGAGGCTTTCGAAACGAAAGCATAAGTTTCCAAAACGGTACCAACTGTACCACTAAATTTACCTAGTGCATCAGTAACAACAATATGAATTTCGTCGTTCGATCCACCGTTTGAGGTAACATAGGTTGAAGAACCTGGCGCTACTGAACCAAATGATGCTTTGTAAGTACTACTCCAAGTAGCAAAAGTATTCGAATCTGCCATTGAAATGGTCAGTGAATTTCCTAATGCACCAGGGTATTTTGAAGCCCATTGGCCGTATGTGTTTGCACCAGAACTATAATTTTCTTCATAATGGTCATCATTTTTGATAATAACGTTTGGTGTTCCGTTAGCAGTAGCGGTATAAGTTGCAGCACCGGCAGCTCTAACGACTTTAAGATTTCCGGAATATGCTAAAAAGTTTGCAGCAGAGTACCAGTATTCATAATTTGTAGAATTAGGTTTACCAAAACGGTCAACAAGGCGGACCTCGTCAGAAATGGTAACAACTTCACCGACTGGACCCCAAGCAAACGATCCAGCAATGGCACCGGTTGAGGTGGCGACTGAAGGTACAACGGTCGTGAGATCGATCTCAGATACGTTTACTCCAGGGGATAATTGGAATGGCATGGATTTCTCCTTTTGTTTACAGGGTCAATTTAATTTTCTTCGATATACTATTTAGTTTTTTATAAAACTGAGGATGGATATCCTCTTTCCGTCCAGAGGTCATAACCATCATTGATCACTTCTTCTCTGCGGCCATCTTCTATAAATCCTACAGGAGTTATGTTTTCTTCTTCTGACAGATTATATTCTTCAATAAGAACTCTACGGATATCAATGTTTGTTGATTCCCTAAAGTAAGATTGTGCAGTCAACCACGCAAATAATACCAATCCCATTACCAAATCATCATTGTTGCCTTCATCGGCTTGATATGAGTCTCGCATTCTTGTAAAAGTATTCAATTCTGCAATTGTATCAAAATCATTGATGATTAATTTGTCGGTTTCAATCAGAGTTTTCAAGTTAGCACAGCCTATTTTTTTGACTGACTTTGTGGTTCTTATACCAAAACTTGCGGATCTTTTAAATCCTCCTGAGATTGTTTGTCCTTTAATATGATGTTGATCAATTTTATAGACATTTTCATACTCCAAATCGTAATGTAAAACGTCTACAACTTGTTGACCAATGTTGTTTGTCTCTATCAAAGCATAAGCTTCATTATATTTACTAGCTATAGAATATATAATTGTTGGAAAAAACAATAAAGGTAATTTATTGTTTCTATATTTTGCAACTTGCTTATAAGGAAGTTCTGAAACGTCAATCACATTAATTGTTGAATAGTCTTGTTCTACACCTTCTGAACAATCAACTGTGCAAATGTATAGTCTTCCTGGTTTAGGTTCTTCGTAAATGTCCAAACCTTCATCTGAAGATTGTGGATTAAAAAATGCAAGACTTCTTAGTTTAGAACCAGATATCAAAGTTGCCGATGAACCGATAAATTCGGTTTCAAATTCTTGGCGAAACTGTTCTTCACTGGTATTTCTTATAGTTTCTTCTCGCCATTTATCATCTCTACCTGGCACCATAGACCAGTGTACTTCGATTGCTTTGTAGAGAGATCGTTTTTCTATTGCGTCTACCCACATCTTATAGAAATGATTCAAACCATAAGGTGTAGAAACAATAATAACTTTTGTTGTTTGACCAGATGAAATAACAGGATATGTGGATGTAAAGAAGTCGTCAGCCATGTTTTTAGGAACAAACGCAAACTCATCTAAGAAAATAAGGTTATATGTACCACCACGAACACCAGCAGCTGACGTTGCATACGCAAAAATCTTTGATCCGTTTTCTAGTTCGACACTTCTTTTGTTCCAGGTAATAATACCTTGTTGCAACCAAATAGGAAGATATTCATAAGCCTTCTGTAAACGTGAGAGTATTTCTTGCGCCAAGGCGCCTTTGTTTGCTAGAACTGCAACCGTATACTCATCTTGAAATAGTACGCACCACAACATATAACCAACCGTTGTGGTCGTTTTACCGACTTGTCGTGGCATCTTACAGATAGAAAATCGATTTTCGTGAAAGTCATTTACCATTTGTTCCTGAAAATTCCACATTTCGAAAGGAATTAATCCTCTATCGACATGAACAATTTTTACATAAGTCTTAATGAAATATACAGGATCTTCGGCACATTTTATGATTTCTTTAACCTGATCTTCGGTGTAAGATATTTCAACTCCGACTTTTTTGAGTCGGTCATTACCCAAATAACCATTATCACTCATTTTGTTATACTACGTAAAAACCATGCGTGAAGTTGGTGTTGGTCTAAAAGTTCTTGTAGATAATTTGAAATGGCATCTTCATTCGAGTTATTGGCCAATACGATACCGGCTTTAATCTGAATTATCATCTTATCATTATCGGTTTTCAATTGTGTAAACATACCCATATCATCAGGTATGTTATCAGTTTCCTCTATTGCAGATAATTCCATAATTCGAGAAAGTCCTGTTGGTGCATAAGAATCCAACATACGAATTTTTTCTGCAATCGTATCTACATTAGTAAAAACTTTTTGATAAAACTCTCCTAAGTAGGTATGATATTCCACAAAGTTCTCACCTTCGATGTTCCAATGAAATGAATGTGATTTAAAATATAAATTAAAATTTGTACCTAAAATAACTTTTAGTTGTTGAACTAATTGTTCCATCACTCTTGTCCTTTATTATTTTTTAAAAACTTAACCAGTTCTGAGGTAGATCCAACAAAAACAGCTTTGTCTATATTCATATTTTTACTTTGTTTTTCGCCTGTTAAGTCTTGTCTTTTCTTTTGAACGTCCAATAAATCTTTATTTGCATCGGCAATAGTTTTGATTAATCCCGCTGCAACTTCATATGCTCTAGGATGTTCAGATTCTTTTGCAACGTGTAATAAATTATCGATTGCAATATTACCTTTTTCAATTAAGTCACGAATATTTTGTCGAGCAAAATTTGAATCGTCTTCTATGACTTCCGTTTTACTCAGTTGTGCAGGCAATACTTCGGTTATTTTAGGATCAATTGGATCCAATTCTAAAGCTTCTGATAAGTTTTTATTCAATTTATTCATCATGTGTTTGGCCATTCATTTATAGTTTCGGAAAAACCAAACTCATCATCTGGATCTGAATCTTCCGGTACAGTAGTTGTTACTATCGAAACTGCTTTTATTGGAGTTTTATCTAAAGATGTTATTGTATATTTAGCACCCGAATAATCACCCTTTACCACATCACCAACTTCAAGTAATTCATTTAAGTCACCGACAATCAACACACCAGTACTGGAGTTACTGAAATACACAACTTTACCCGTAATATCTTTATTGTTTACTCTAATTGTTTCGGATGAAGAAAAATAATTATTTCCGTTTGCATAATCGACCACCACATTTTGTGCAGTTTTATTTTGATTCTGTTCATACAGATTTGTAATTATTCTACCGTAAGATACTCCTCCAACCGCACTGGTGTTCGCATAAGAATCACCAATCAAACCTGATGGATTGATTACTGCGGGCCAAATATATCCTTTTACTGTAAACTCCAAGTCCCAAGTTATAAATCTTGTAGTCATCATATCACCTTCATAGTCGGTTGATGTGTTGACAGAATTTAATATTACAGGTATATCATATTTTTGATCCATATCTGGAATAAAGTCTACTGTAATATTAAAGTCAGGAGTAAAGAATGGTAAAATTTGTTCTATTATCTGTGTTCCATCTTCTGTATTTCTAACATAAATGGACAATGAAAAATTAAAATCATAGGGTACCGGAGCATACTGTGCCGCCAATACTCCAGAAGAACTCTTGGCAAAATTTCTAACGGTCGACAATTGTTTTCGTGTAGTATCGTAATTGAATCCCGTAAGATCAAAAGAAATTCTTGGCACAGTTGTATTGATTGACTTGTTTAAGTTTGGATCGGAAGCAAGTCTTGTGATGTATTTTTCTTTGGCACCATAAGAAAGAGGTACTTTAAATTTTTCATACGGTGTTACACCATCTTTTGAATACCTTTGCAAGTATATGTCATTAAAAATGGTACCAAAAGCCACAACGACTTTTCGTATTGTTCTATTATAAAAGTGTTCTTTACCTAGCATTATGGTTCACCAAAAGGGTTGATTTCTGAAAAGTCTATTATTGAATCAGACTCGGTTTCAATTCTGTTATTGTCAATCAAGTCTTCAAATGTTGTATCTTCAAATACGGCATCATTTGTTGTCCCGGTTTGTGTCCAAATTGCACCACTGGTTTCACCCACAATCTGTAAAGATGTTGTAAAAGAACCTCTTGTGCGATATACATCCAAATTCCTCAGTGTGTTGTTCCATGTGTGTACAATGGCAGAAGCTGTTGCATTCGCCAAGTCGGTTCCTTGGTAAACAATTTCATCTTGTTGATAGTTGCCTGTTCCACCTTCACTCACAACAATTCTATTTCGAGAATAGTGATCTCGAATCTTAGAATCTATTTCTTCAATACCTGTAGAAATTACTTCACTAGAGAAAACAAATTGTTTCATCTTCAAGGCATAAACATAAACATTACCACCTCGACCACGTCCTAAAGTATAAAACATGGCTTGATCGTTTTCATGTTCAACAAAAGTAATTTCAAAAAAGTTTTCGATTAAAGGTATGTAGACCAAATCTCCTTCCCTCGGCCGAGGGAAGTTTGAATTACCAATCGAGTATTTAAATCTTCTACGAGAAACTAACAATGAAAGTTCATCTCTAATTTCTAAACCAAATTTTGAAACAAAATCTCCTTCTCCATCCATACCAGATACATTTTCCAAATACATTTCAATGGGGTGGGCAGACACGTATTGTTTTAATGTGTCTTCACCGTACAAATAATCTACTTGGTCTCTGGATGTTCTAGGAAGATAAAAGACATCCATTCCATGTATTTGCATGGATTCGATGACCAAATCTTCAACTAGAAGTTGTTCATCAGTTACTTGATTTGCTGGAAAATTGTTGAAATAGAAATTGGTTGGCATTATTTTATCCCATTATAAAGTCGTTGGGTAAAACATTATATGATTGCATTTCTTCTTCTATCTTATCAATTTCAACTCTCGCTTCTTCCATGATTCGAGGACCGTCTAGAGTAACACCACCTGGCATTTGAATACCTGCAAATTTTGAAAGGTTCGTACCCCACTGATATTTTAATAGAGCTGTTGTGTATCTTTTTAAGAACCTATCTTCCCAAACATCAGAGACTCCGGCTTTAACCATTGTGTTTGATGTTACATCAGAAGTTAAAGATCCTGTTATTTGAATTTCTGTCGGAGAATTTATTTTTTTGACTTGAACTTCTTGTCCTGTAGATAAAGTTATGAAATCATTTTCAATAATTTCTTGATCAAATACGGTTGCTGTTCCTGTCAACACATTAGAAGACGTTGTTCCACTAACTGTACCTGTTAATGTGATTGCCGAAGGTTCCAGTTTTCTATAACATTCTATGATAACATATTTTCCTAATTGTGCATCTCTACTCCAATCAATATCCAAAACAATTTTATTTTGGTGTCTATTAAATCTGAATTGAGGTGTACCTGAAAACAATAAATTCAGAGTACGTATATGTTGCATAGTAATTTCATATGAAACATAAGAGACTGAAGTGAAATCATATAAATCGTGCAATCTCAGTTGATACCTTAAATCAAACATATTGATCGATGAATTAGAATCGTCAAACGGCAAAACACCCGTAACAAACAATACGGCATCAGGACAATAAATCCATTTCCTGTCTATATCTGCTTGTGTAAATTGGTGTTTCATGTATATCTTTTCACATCCATCGAAATGGTAATCATGAAAAAACTGTAAAGCGTCATCGATGCGGTCTTCCACCTGGTCATCATCCACATTGATTTGAATGACCGGATGGCCTAATCTTCTTAAACAATAGTCTTTAAATTGAGCCCTAGTGTTGATGGCCATGAATAAACTCCCTATACCTATAGTTATTTGGGTATTTATGCTTTACCCAAAATGATCAATAACTTAGTTGATCATTTCGTTTGGTTGTTCGGCCACCAGTGGGTCTACCTTTTATTGTGGTATTTGTTG